TGCGTGTTACAGCGTTGTCAGGTGAGGCCATAGGAAAGCTAAACACTGTGGTGCTGTCAGGCTTCATAACACAAGGCTCTGCAGGAATGCCTGAGTCTTTCATAAACTGTGTTAGCGGGTCTTTGTTATCACCCCGTACAGTTCGGATATAATACGAACTATGACGAGCATGAATGCCAGAGGCACTATCAACAAGCTGCGATACAGTACCCGAAGGCTTGACACATGTGATGGCCGCAGATGCACTAATTCCAAGTTGCTGTGCAAAATCGTTGTTTGTCTGTACAGCTGTGTCACGCAACTTTTTAAGAAGTTTTCCAGATGGTTTATTCGTAAGTTCATTGTCCATAATACCTGTCAGGCTTACACCCAACAGCCTTTCCTCTTCTGTATTCTTTTTCCACACAGGACGCAAGTACGGCATGTGTGTATACATAGATTGTATTGTTCCTAGAATGGTTGCCAGTTTTACTTTCTCTGTAAGTGTCTTCTCTGTATCTGTTGGTCGTATCACAACCTCTGTCAGATTACAGAACTGATAGGGGCGTAGGATAATCTCACTACATGGGTTTGTACCCCAAGCCATGCCTGTCTTGCGGCGACCATTGCGTTCAACATGTTTGTCTGCCGCATCACGACTGAAGATACCACGCTCACCAGACTTAGACTCTACCAATGCAAGCCACTCACGCATGAATGTTTCCATAGCAGGTTTCTCAGTGTAAGCAACTGAGTTGTTAGCCAATGCACGTTGCCCATCGTTCTCCCACCATTGTCCTGACTTTGCATGACGCATACGGTCATCAGACAAGTTAGACAGACTAATCATTGCACTACGGCGCACACCACCAACAACTACAACCTCGCCAATCTTACACATGATGTCATGGCATTCAATACTATTTAGCTGACGACCAGCCGCTTCCTTGAACTTGGAAACAACAAAGTTGAAAAGGTCATTGAGGGGTTCGGGTCCAGAGGCACGACCACCAAATGTTTTTAGTCTGGCTCCTGCTGGTCGAATCTTTGACAAGTCCCACTTGGGTATGTCACCTACATATAGCAGACTAATAAGTTTGCGTAGCCCTCTTGCCCATCCTTCTTTGCTATCTCCAACAACGATTGTGTCTCCGTTCTCGAATAACTCGTTAGGAACTGTTGGTAGCTTCTGGATGGCTTGACGCTCAACACTAAACCCAACACCTGTACCACACAAAAGAATAAACATAGCCTCGTCAAAGGCACGAGGGTGGTCTACAGGAAGGTAACTACAGTTGTAAACACACGTATTGTCACGGTCAGCGGCCTGTCCCGCAGTCATCAAAGCTCTCATAGAAGGCATGACCTGAAGTGTCAGGATTGCTTCCTCTATCTTTGTATACATTTTGCTGTCATCAAGATGTGGTTGCACAATGTTTTCCATAAATCTCGTTACTGTTTCAGGCCATGTCTCTCTTCTGCCCTCGTCCTCAAGCCAACGTGCGTATCTTGATGTTGCAATAAATGTTTGGTAATCTGTTGGTAAAGTATTACTAAGCATGTTCTGATTTTCCTCTCTTACTAAATTTTTCTACATTTTCATACATCTGTTCTAAACTAATATTCTTAGGGGATGGATTGCTGTACCCCGTCAGTGCTTCCCAGCTGTGTTTAAACTTGTTTGCACATTCAATGCTAATTAGTTTAGAAATGTGGCCTGTTTCTTTTTGTGCTGTGTCCTCAACACGTTGGTTAACAACACGGGCAAAAGCATACAGAGAGCCAGACCAGTACCACTCTGTATACATATTCTGAGGCAGCACCATACGTGCCATCTCAGGTGCAATACCTACATCAAGCATACGCTGATACTCAGCAATAGCAGAGCGTGTGTAGGAGTTTATATAATAATCTATTTCATTGTCAGAGCTTCCCTGCTTTACGTTGTCTGCCTTGGTGCGCCAGCTTGTAGGTGTATAAAAGCGAGGCATGGTATCTACATACCTTCGGCTTACTTCATTCCAAGCCAAACCTACCTGATGTTTTACTAATTGTCTTGCGACAAACAGGGGAGCTTCTATCCTGAACTGGATAAAGCAGTGTGAAAATGGCGACCAGTGTTTGTGCTTCGCCAGATATTTAATTAGCTTTATATCTTTATCATCTATACTTTCGGATTCCTTATTGAAGGAAACTCTTGCGGCATTTACGACTGTCAAGTCACTGCCCATGTGGTCTATATATGTTACTTCCATTTTCAAAGTCCAAGGTTAAAATTATACTACAGCTTTTCAACAGATGCAATAAGTTTATTGAGATACCACTGACATTTTTTCAGGTCTTCCACAGGCTTGCCTTTGTACTTATATCGCCACAAGTATTTCATGCAGTTGCCTTTCAAATATCCTGTAAATTCTTCGGCTGTCATGCTTGCTTCTATAGCATCAATGGCTTCAATTCCTTTGAAGTTGTAGTGCGTTGGGCTGTTTACAACGTCTGTTTGTTCAAAATATTTGAACTTAGTGTCCAAGGACTGCGTTAATTCTCTTTCTGACATAATCTAATTCTCCTGATTTCAATACCTTATAGGCAAAGTCTCTCATGTAGTCGGGGTCTACGCCTGCATTAGAGCAAACTTCTTCAAAGTCTTTTGCTGTAGTGCCAGCAGAGGCAAAGAACCAAGCGGTTGCCCTGTCTCTTTCCACTCTAACTTCTGAAGGCTCCCCTTCATATGCTTGTTTGGTGGCGTCCAGTAACGCCTGTAATATTACACACAAAAAAAGAGTTCTCTCTGGTGAAGACTCACCAGGTCTAAACTCGTCCAATATTATAGATATGTTACTACTCTGCATCTTGTTTGTCAAGCCATTCTTTTGGAATGCCTTCTCCAAGTTTGCAGAACTTGTATCCATGCTTGTTGCACCAATCTGCGTAGGTCATCTTACCACCCTTGTACAATTTCTTGTGTGGGTTATCAAAGACAAACCGAATGTCTAAGTCAGGGTACGTTGCCCTTATGAAGAGGTGTTTCTTTCTATCCTCTATCATAAAGCGTCCCTTTACTTCCAGTATAACTTGATTGGGCAGTATAAAGTCAGGTGTGTATGTTTTGTCTTCACGCCACTCATAATCCAGCTTCATAGTTTCATATTCAAAATCAACACCTTCCTTTTCAAGAAGGATTGAAGCTGTTAGCTCTGAGTTTGACTTGTATTTATGCTTGTATTTTTTCCTTTTCATTGATAGAGAGTTCTTCCACGTTAGGTGTTTTTATTACTTGTGTTAAAAAGCGCACACCGTTAGAGTAACGGAACATACGCAAGCCTCTCCCATCATTGGAGTCTGACCAGCAGTCAAACTTATAAGGACAGAACACACACCCTACTGCCAGCTTCTTGTTACCAGACGAGCCATCAGGCACATCACTGTAACATTTAGGCGGTGCTACGTTGCTGTCCTGTACGCCTTTTAAGTGACGTACACGAGCAGGTGCATCTATCATTTCTAATTCATGCACCTTAGATACAGTAAGCTCTCCAGAGTTTTTATCTATGGCAAAGAACGCAGCCTCTTTCCTGTCATTCTTAGTTGCATACGCACTAATCTGTGCAATGTATCCAAAGGGGTCGTCTTCGTGCAATCTGTTTTCTTTAAACTTCTTAAAGGCAAACGAGGATGCTGATTTAATATCTACTAGTGTGTCATCTATTATGCAATCTTGATGCCCCAACACACCTTCAACTTCTATTTCATCTTGCTGTCCATCTACGCTGTGACCAGCAGACTTTGTAAGCAAAACAAGAACCGCTTCCAACAGGTGTCCCATGAGAAACTTTATTTTTGTCTGTCCACTAAGGGCTTCGCTTTCTTTACCTTTCAAACCATACCATATTTGTCTGTCTGGTTTACCAATCTGTGATAGGCGTAACCTAGACTCACCACTTCGCTGGCCTTCTTGAAGTGCATCAGAGGCGGCATACATAATATCTTTAGAGAAAGTCTCAAGCGCATCACGCATTTCTGGCGTATCAACACTTATACCTTTTTCTAAGGTCTTGTATATGTCTTCTACTAGAGTGTCGATAGTTTTTGTCATAATTAAATCCTAATCAAATAGCGGTTTTTGCTGATTAAAATATGCAAGAATGTTGTAAGGGTCTGACTCCTTGTATGGGTCGTCCTCTGCATTGTGTGTCCAACCTTGTTCGACAAACTGCTTAACAACATCCATTCCTTTTGTGTGTGCTGCATATCTCCATGAACGTGCGCCAAACCCAAGGTTGTTTTTATTAACAAGCATGTTCATCTTGTATGTGAACTCTGCGTTACCATCGGGTATCATCTTAATATTCTTTACATCGTTATCTCTTGCCCAACAATTCATAACAAATGAATCGTTAACAGACAAACAATAGATTTCATCTACACCATATTTTGTAAAGTCAGGGTATAGCTTCTCAAAATTAGGAAGCTGGTACGTTGAGCATGTAGGTGTAAACGCACCTGGAAGTGCAAACAGAATACACTCCTTGTCCTCGAACAACTCTTCAGTCGTTACCTCTTGCCAGCGAAAGGGGTTATCACCTTCTATGCTGTCATCCCGTACTCTGGTCTGAAACGTAACGCTTGGAAGTGTTTTAGGTAATCCATGCTGGTGCGTCATTTACCTTTAACCTTTCTCTTAATACTGCGTTTAATTCTTTCTGCTTTGTGCTGGATGTATTCTTCTTCATCAGCAAAAAAGTTATGAAGTCCTTTGAGTGTTCTAAGCTGTAGTGCCTTTAGTCGTTTGCCACGAGGCAACAACCATCCGACAGTGAACCCAGCAAGCAACGCATATAAAGTCATCATAACGGGTACAAACTCTTGTGTCATACATATCTCCTGTAAGTGGTGATAGCCGCCCCAGCCCTCGTAGCTATCTTCGGAAGCCAACTTAAACGCTTCCCCCGTTAGGTTAGATTACTAGAAAGGTACTTCGTCCTCTTGGATGGTAGTAGATGATTCACCATCTACAAACCCGTCAACAACTTCCAAGTCCTCTCCATAGGATACAAGGTCAACAACCTGTACCTTTTTTAGGATGGCAGAAGTGCCAGACTTACCATTCATTTCCCATGCGAACGGTGCATAGAGAACATTGACTGTGCTACCATTGCCAATCAGCTTATCAGTAGCATTCTTTTGTGCATCCACAACTGTGGGCGCATCATTTGTTGTACCATCACGGCGTTTAACACGTTGACGAATGTGTACAAAATCACCACGCTCGTCACCTTTGTTTTTGATTGTCAAACCATCAGCTTCAATAGCTGCACGATTGTTGTCATCAACAATAAGGTCGATGCTCCACTCTGGTTCGTATGCTGTGTTGGGTGCTTGAACGTGCGCCCAGTACGCTTTACCTGTAAGTACGGTCATGTCGTTTTATCTCCGTTTTGTTGTCATGTCGAGGCGGTATTGCCAACGACCACTATATAGTGCCACATCTTGAATCAAATGTCAAACACTTTTTTTATTTAGTGGGTTTCTGCCCACGTTTTCCCGACCTTGTATTCACTGTCGAGAGGGCAACGAACATGCAGAGATTCCTCTGTAAGTTTCATTGCTTTCTTTGTGACCTCGCCAAACTCTTCGGCTTGGTCTTTACGAACCTCGAACTGGTACTCGTCATGTATACTTGCGACAAGCCTGTAGTCTAGGTTACGCTTCGTTGCCTGTAAGGTAATGTACTTTAGCCATTCCTTACAGATGATTGCACCTGCACCTTGAAGTAAGGTGTTAAGTGCTGCATGTTCTGAACGTATCTGTAAGACACGCCCATCAATACCAATTACATATCCTCGTGTTGCTAGTTTAGAAACTTTGTTTCTCAACACCTTTAATGCTGGCATGTTAGTCAAGAATGTATTTATCAGCTTCTGTCCATCTTTAGACGAGCCGTTTACAATCTTACCTATCTTAGCTGCTCCTGCGCCATACAGGAATGCGTAGATAAAAGTCTTTGCATTGTCACGTGTAGGCAATCCAGCCGCACGTTGGTTAGCTGTGTGGACATCGCCCTCTATCACCTCTCTGGTAAACTCAGAGTCGTTCATGTAGTGGGCTAAACATCTAAGCTCTAATCCAGATGCATCACAACCAAGAAGCACGTTGTTATCACAACTAATAGTCCATACATCTCTGCACTCTTTCCCATAGGGTGAATACACTGCAGGTATCTGTGCCATGTTGGGTGATGTGTGTGCCATCCTTCCCGTGATAGTTCGTAGGGTCAACACTCTGCCGTGTACTTTACCCTCGTCATCTGCCGCCTCAATCCAAGATTTGATTTGAGACACTCGCTTTTCTAGTAGAAGATACCTTGCAACAAGTTTTGCCTCTGGTATGTCTACCCTTTCTAATACTTCTTCCGATACGATTGGATGTCCCTTATCAGTGTGTGCATGTGGCTCCCATCCAAGTTCAGACAGACGCTCTGCAATCTGTTTACGTGACGCAGGATTAAACACAGTCACCTTGTCCTTCAAACGCTTACCTGTTTTTTCTGAGTATCTCACCTCTGTAATCGGTGGGAATCTTTCTTGCAGGTCAGCCTTGATTACTTCAGCTTCGTCCGACAGCCTACCCATGAGTATCATAGCCTCTTGCACATTAAGCTGGAAGCCGTTACGCTCTTGCTGGTCTATGACTGCACGTATTTGATGCTCTAGTTTGATTGAACGTGGGCTGAACATCTTCAAGTTTGGTAACAAGCTGATGTAAACTTTGTCAGTTATCTCGACATCACGGATGCAATACTTGAGCATCTCTTCCGTGTAGCATGTGAAGTCTTGGTAGTTCATCTTAGGATAGCCTAACGATTTACCCCATGCCTCAAGGGAATGCCCACCATCACGCATGGGATTTACCATCTGCGACAGTATCAAAGTGTCCCTTATCTTGTTAAGGGGAATGTCTACGTTTAGCAGACGCTTGAGTACAGGTGCATCAAAAGAAACACCATTGTGCATTACAATAATATCTGCGGCCTCTATGTGTCCGACACAATCAGACAGATTGTCGGGAGTGTAGGTGTGTATCTTATTCCCTTCCTTGATAACCACACAATGTATTGTCGTTGCGTCAAGGCTGTCTGTTTCTATGTCAACTACTATTCGTTTCATAAACTAATCAACTCTGCTTTCTCGTATGGGATGTGAAAGAAGTGTTCGCCCTTCACAATGTTACGCCCTTGCGCCTCACGCACATCTGAATCTGCAACTACGTTGTCCTTGATACGCCACGCCGCCTTGCGGTCAGCACGTAGGATATAGAAGTTGAAGAAGCCATCGGCATCAGCCACTTTGTTAATCAGCTTGTGCTTGCGATACGGTATGCGTATTTCTTTCCAGTCAGGGTTCCAATCACCCTTCCAA